AGGCGAACCTGTACCATCAGTGTTTGTAAATGCGTATGGTCCATATATTGGATATCCATCAAATGAATAACCAATGATAGGAGAATGATTACCTGAGTCTTTTGTATAGCTGTCTACTGGGTCGCTATTAACGTAATAGATACCTGCACTATCAACACCTAATGTAATACCTGCCTTAACAGCATTTGTAGTATATTGTTCAGTAGTAATGTTTGTTACGTTAGCTGTCTTTGAGTTGTATATTGGTACACCGTCAACAGTACAACCTATCATACCAAGCGGTGTTTCAACAGGAGTTGATGCCGCGGTAGGAACTTTTGGAATCTTGAACCTGAAAGTTTGAGATACTATGGCGTTCGGGTTCTGTGCATTCGGAAAAGTTCCTCCGGCATAATACGATGGTATACCATTTGATTCGATGTATAAAAAGTTTTCTGTGTCTTTAGTAACACTCTTACCATAATATACTCTACTATTTGTTATTCCTGTTGTATACTCATCGTCATACGCATTCTTGTTCCAGTTCTGTGAAGTACTGAAATAGAATGGATGATTAGCATTGGTATAACCAATGTATCCTGATGAAGGATCTTCTGTTTCAAAAATGTATGTATAGCCTCTTTTTAAAATTAGTGAAGGTTGCTGTACACCATCTATGTAAAATTTATTTTTGCCACTACTGTTATCTTTTGATACTGTGACTTTTTTTGAAAATCTTCTATTTAAAGATAGTGGGTAGTTTGTTTTTTTATAATGATAATATCCTGTAATGTCTTCTTGACCATTTAAAAATGTTTCAGTTGATAAATTATTCTCAAACTCAATAGCTGATACTAAATCTAAATTATTTTTGTAAGATACAGGAAAGTTTAAGTATGGATCGTTCAATCCGTCTGCTGTCTTGTAAGAATAAATTTTTGAGCCTGCAAAGTTACTTGAAGTGTACTTACCTGCATCACTTAATGGTACACCATCGTTGTCGTAAAGTTCAAATAATGGATACTGGTTAATTTTAGTTTTTGTTTGACCTTCGTTCCATCTGTTATTCAACCAATAGTATTCTTTACCTTCATTTGCCAGTCCAAGTCTAACAGTAACTTTATCATAATCAATAACAGCTAAATCCAATTGTGTTAATGCAATACTTGTACCTACACCAGATACTGTCCATAAAGAAGAAGTACTGTCAACAAATAAATCATTAATATCCCAACCTATGTCACCACCTGTACCACCACCATGTGATATTTTTACAATATTACCACTTTGTAATGGCGTGTTAAATGTTAAAGTTTTTGTGCCGATACCTGTAAAGTCTTCATCAACTTTTTGCAGATCACCATTTAGTAAAATAGTGTCTTGTGATCTCAATGAATCTTGAAGATTGAATACTGTTTGTCCTGCTTGAGCAAGAAATGATTCAATACCGCCTGTGGTAGGATCATTGTCTGTATCTTGGTCCCATGCTATATCATCTGCATCCCATGGTACATAACTTTGTACATCTTGATTGTTTTTAAATAACATTTTATGGCCATTTTGCAATGCAATGCCATCTACAGTATATTCTGGATTTCCTTCAATATCAATTTTGTTAACGCCATCAGAAACAACATCAACGTCTTGTATATGAATTTTTCCGTAATTGTGTAATTCTAAATTTCTTTCAAATTCAATAATTGGTCTTCTTGCTCTTCTTGTTTCATCTAATGTGAAAGGTGATTCAGTTACTCTATACGATTCATCCCAGTAAATATCATCATAGCCTGTTCCTTCGTCATCGTCCCAGTTGTGATAAATTTTAACAACCTGTGTAACTGATTTAAAATCTGTTAATGTGTTTTTGTTAGCCCAGCCGTTTGTTCTTGACCAAGGATTTTGATCTTCTGCACCTCTTTCGATAGTAATATAATCTTGTCCTGCGGCCGATGGTGCTGTATCCCATCTACCTCTGGATAATAAATCAACTGGATTTGAAACTGTTTCTCCAATTACTATTGCACTGAGTGGAATTTCTTTACCATCATTGAAGTAACCAAATGTATTATAATATTGTGTATTAGATCCATTGTTGATAGGTTTCCAGCCTGACACACCATCTGCATCCCATAATCCATCACCAGTATTACCTACATCGTCAACTGATGAGTCCCATGGTAAATCGTTTACTTTGAAAAATGTTGCTGGTAAACTACTAGTTGGTACAAGTCTAATACCTTCTTCTGATCCAACACCTTCAACAAAATATCTAATTTTATTTCCAGACGCATCATTAATTGCACTAGCCGGCGTTACGTATGTGTCATCAACAAATTCAATAAACATACCAGATGAAAAAGTAATTCCTGTTGGTGATGTATATTCAGGTTTTCCAATAATTTCTGTTGTAACATTGATATTTTTATCTTCATTACCTGCAATTTTTACAGTAGGTAAGTTTAAATCTAAATCTGGGTACCAATAATAATTTTCATAGTTAACAAACTTGTCAATATCAATTGGCGGAGCAAAAGTATAATAATCCTGTGAAAATAATTTGTTATGATTTTCAGTTGGTGCATTATAGTAATTTAGATAGCTTATTAATTCATCATAATATGTTTCTTGATCAATTAATGCTGTTTCAGTATCTCTAATTGTTGCTGTAGGTTCTAACTGATAGTAGTGTCTATTTTTAGATATTTCAGGTACATAAAAATCTTTGTTGGCATCGTAAATTGTTCCTGCTCTACGACCAATATATCCATCAACGTAATCAGCTTCACCTTTTTTAAACCATTGCTCAACTGTTGAATCAAAAAATGATTCAAGTTTTGGGTTTTGTAGGTAACCAGGTAATTTTCTAATTACTTTTGTATTCATTAGTAACCTCCAGATGATCCGCCTGAACCCGATGATCCTGAAGAACCACCACTTCTAGCATCAGTTCTTACTCCTGTTGAGCCAGAAGATGCGCCAATTGATGCTGTTTCAATTTCTCCTGAAGCTCTTAAGTTACTGCCTGTAAAGTTAGTTACAATTTCTACATTATTAACTGTAGCAGTACTCATGAATAGTTCGTTATTATTTGCGGTCAGCTGGAATAAGTCACCAAATACTGATTCGTCATCTTTACCAACTATAGCAATAGAAGCCAATTCACCTTTTAATTGTGTATGAATATACGCCGCTAGTTCTGTAAAGAAGAAACTGTCACCAAACTCCCAGAAGTTTATATCAAAGAAAGTATTAATAGCATCAACTACTCTTGTTTTAACTTCGTTGTCAGTAATAGTTGCTCCAGGTGTTTTAATACATCTGAAAGTTGCTTTTAATTTTTCATCTTCAACTTGATCACCAAATAATAAAACAAATTTTGCTGGTGTATAAACAATTTGATCACCCAATGCTTTATATTTTTCAATTTCATTAAACACTAAAGATAAATCTGTGTTTGTTGGTCTTGGTGGCAATTCTGAAATTGTTTTTTGATTGGCTTTCCATGAAACTAAATCAGCATAATAACTTTTTTGTAAAACAACCATTTCAATAACAGAACTGATACTTGGATCAATTCTGTGATCTCTAGGTGCAGTATGTTTATATTGGAAGAACAATGGATTTGTAGATGTATATGATCTTCCTTCATATGCTCTATAAGTTTTACCATTATGTTCAGTAGTCCAGTAACCGCCTTGATATGTTGCTTCTTTAATTTCGCCGCCTGTTACACTACCTTCATAAAATCCAAAGTATGGAGTTGATGTTCCTGCTTTTACAAATTTAACTTTTGCTGTATTTTCATCAAAATCTTGTACTTTAATGTTTCCTTGCATTGCCTGATGAAACTGACAAGCATAAAATAAATCATCTGGTGCGTTAGATGGAACTGTAAATGTAAATGTTCCTGTCTGTTTGCCGTTGTGTGCAGATGTTACTGACCAACCATTCTGTACACCTATTCCATTGTTTGCACTCAAAGTAGTTCTAATCCAGAAAGGATGTCCTGTTAAGTTTAAATGGAAAGTATATGTTTGTCCTCTATATAATACAATGTCTGGATTTTTATCTCCAGCTTCAGCAAAGCCAGTTGTACCAAATAGATAACCATGTGGCTGATCTGGACTAACACTTACATAATAGTCAGTTGCTATTGCTGATTGATCTTCTGAATCGCCTGCTATTTTGTAATATGTGTATCCGTCAAAATCTTCATATGATTCAAGAACAATGTATTTGTTATAAGGTATAATTTTTTCATGTGCTGTTGGATTGTCTGGCATACCATCTTCGTCGCCATCAAAATTTGAAACTTTAACTTTTCTTGCATTTACAAAACCATCTGGTTCAGTAAAACCATCATCAACTGCAAACTTTATAGGACGATCTAAATTTACATCGTCAATATCTTTGTTAGTTTTTGGTAATACAATTTGATCTCTAATTACCAAACCTGTATTAACATCAATATTTTTATAATCTTTAACATTAAAAAATCTTACTGCATTATCAGATTCAAAAATATATTCTAATCCTCTCACTGTGAAACTATAGATATTTGTATTTGGATCTTTGTGAGCATATAATAACCAACTTGAATCTGCTGTGGTACCTTTACTTGAATATGCAAAGTTTGATGTTAAGTCTAAATTTTCTTGTTCAATGATGTACCAACCTTCTTTTCTAGATGCACTATCCCAGAAATTATAGCCTAAACCAAAGTCTTCATTCAACTTCATTTTTGCTTCAATATTAAATTCTTCCGACTGTTCGCCTGACGTTAGTGTTGATCTAAGATTTGGAATAACTGTTCTTAATTTAAATCCATTTGGAATAGCACTATCAAGTGTAATAGATCCTACTGTATCTGCTGTAAACATAAATCCATCATTTGCAATAGACACAACAGTTGCCCATATGACTGAGCTTCTATTTTCATTTGTGAATTCTAATTTTGTTCCTGGTCTTATATAACTTAATTTTGCTTCGTTGTTTTGTGGATTCAAGTAAACCATAAATGCATTTTCTTTTGAACTTGAACCTTGGTAGATGTAACCAGTAGTTGATTCAACAGCATCAGGAAATGTTTTCCATGTTACTTTGTTATATGATGAATCATTTTCTAAACTAAATGCATTTGCATTGTTTACTTGATCTGTAATTGATTTTTTATAAGTGTCAAAGAAATAATTTTGTAAATTTTTATTTTCAAGCATTGGTTGAATAACAGTTCTTACAGTATTAAGATAGTTAAATGCACCTGTTGTATCTTGATCTACAATAGTTGCTGTACTTCTTGCATTATTAGGCTGTCTATAGATTATTCCATCTTCGCCAAGCATATTAACACTTGCCACAGTACCAGTTGGATCATTAATATCTAAATATCTTGAATGACCTTGGTGTGTTTTATTAATTGATTTAATTTTTTGTATATCAGAAACTTTTACAATAGGAAATATATTATAGTCTTCTGCACTAATCATTCTATCTTGTGCATAGTAATTTTTAATTGCATTAAATTTAATATTTTGATCTGATTCTGTTGGTTGTGAGTTTGTTACTGCATATTGAAGATCAAATGTAATTGTTAAATCGTAGACTTGATTTTCTTTGTTTACATAAGGTACAGTAATAGTTTTGTTTGCTATATCTGATGGTGCAATAGCTTCACCACTACCAAATGATGATCTATACCATGCTCTATATGTTCCAACTGGAACATTACCAAAATTTCCGTCTGGAAACTTAATTGAAATTCTGTCATTATTTCTTGATTCAACTGTAAAAACATTTCTTTTATTAAATGCTAGTGAATTGTAAACAATATTATTACCTGATACTGCTGGTACTTTGTCCCATGATAGTATTGGAGTACCATTACTATCAATTTGTTGTAACCAAACGTCAAACTCGTTAATATTATCAACATCGATATTGATATTTCTGTTTGGTAAAGGTGAATCAAAAGTGAAATCTTCGCTTTCAAGAATACCTTCTTTGAAGTATAAGAACCAACCTGTATTTGCTGACGAATTTCCAGTTCCATCATTTCTATAAATCATAGTAAACGGGGAGAATGGATCTGGTTCTACTTCTTTTAATTGTTTTGCATCTGATATATCAATATTAACAATTTCAAATGATCTACTTTGACCTTTTATGTTAGAATTAAATGTTCTAACAACATCAAATTGTTTTAAGTTGTTCATATAATAAATGTCTGTTGGTATTGATTGCAAAGTATCTGATTTTACCGGACTACCAAATGTATTAGTTGAGTCAAAAGATGCATTCATTACTCTTAACCATTGATCATACCAATTTAAGTTTGCTGAATCGTTCCAAAAAACTTTTTTGTTTTGTAAATCTATGCCTTCACCATCTGTAATTGGTTCAGAAGTAGTAATTGATTTTATTTTTACGATACCTCTTGCTGGTTGATTACGTGATGGCTTGTAAGAAAGAAGTTTTGCAAGTTTTAAAATTGATTCTCTTCTCTCTGCTGTGTCTAAAAAGTTTTCTCTAGAGTTTAAATCAATTCTAAACGCAAGTGACTGGCCTAGGAAAGCTAATAAATCAATAATGGCAATAAATTCAGATGATTCAATGTAATCATTAAAGTCTTCAGGGAAGTTGACTTGCATATAGTTAACCATTGACTGTCTAATTGTGTCAAAGTCATATGATTTAAAATCTGATTGTGTAAAAATTCTGTAGATTGTTTTCCAATCTTCTGCCGCAAATAAATTATTTTGTCTTATTACCTGACTCATTATAAAATTGCCTCCGTTGAAGCCTCAGTTTCAAAATCTAAACTCAATTGTAAGGAGTTGTTACCTGGTTTTACTTTTGCTTGGATATTGACTCTTAAGCCATTTTCTAATTGATCAAGAAAAGCTGTTTCTAATGTTAATCGCGGATCGCTTTCAACCACATTTTTTACGTCTTCGAGAATTAATTCTTTGTTGTCTTCATCAAGTGGTTCAAATACCATGTCTTGAATAATTGATCCAAACTCAGGACTCATTAAACGTTCACCTTTTCTAGTGTAAAAGTGATTTAGTAAATCCTGTTTGATTAAATCCATGTCAGAAACTTCTGATTTTATACCACCTAGTTTGGAACTGAAACCTCTATAGATTTTTGTTCCAAAACCCATATCGGTTTTAGTTGTAGATGAGGTAACAGTAGTGGTAGTATTAGCCGCTTGTCCTACTGCTCCGCCAGAATTTCCTGTATTTCCGTATGCCATTGTATCTCTTAATCTATAGTTATAATGATATTTATGTGTGCTATTATGTAGTGTTTTAATTTTAGGGGAATTTTATAAATATTAATAAATTATCAGCTAATATAACTATGAAAAAATACGAACAATACACAGCAGACGATCGAGTAGACATAAGTCTGCAGGATAATGATATCTTTTATCTTAATGGTGAAATATCAGAAGAAAATATCAGTAAATGTATCAAGTGGATATTGTCAGCAAACTTATCTAAGAAGCCAAAACGTACATTAAAGCTATATGTAAACACTACAGGCGGTGATTTGTACGAAACATTTGCACTTGTTGATATCATGAAGAACAGTTACCATCATATTTCAACTATTGGAATTGGTGCTGTAATGAGTGCCGGTGTTTTGATATTGGCTAGTGGAAAACATGGCGAAAGATACATTGGTAAAAACACTGGTATAATGAATCATCAACATAGTGATAGCATTGATGCTAAAATGCATGACATGAGAGCACAAATGAAAGAAAACAATAACTGTGAGCAAAGATGTATGCAAATATTAAGAGATGCCTCAGGTTATAGCTTGACAGATGTACGAAAAAAATTCAATAACCCATCTGATCAATATCTTACAGCCAAACAGTTGGTTGAATTTAAATTAGTAGATCATATTTTATAGAATTCGGTTGACATATCACAAGTTGTGTAATACAATGTGACTTATGTTGTTAAAGCTACTTGAAAATTTGGGTAGAAAACGAGTAATTACCGACAGAAGCGGTACAATACCATATCTGATCAGGTACTATGTCTTTTTGAAAGACAGAAAAGACTTTCCATTCAATTTTACACTACACAAAGTATTGGTAAGCGATGAACCAAAGCTTCATGATCATCCATGGAACTGGGGAGCATTTATACTTAAAGGTGGATATTGGGAAAATACGCCGGAAGGCAGATTTTGGAGAGGTCCTGGATCATTAAGATTTAGAAAAGCTGAAGACCTACATTGGTTAGAATTAGCCAAAGACAAAGATGGAAATGAAATTCCTTGTTGGAGTTTATTTTTCATGGGTCAAAAGCGGAAAGACTGGGGATTTATGCATGATGGAAAATGGATTGACAACACAACATACCTTAAAAAATATGCAAAACAATAAATTGGTAAATTTAAAATTGACAAAACCAACTATTAGTTGTATATTAAGAGTATGATTGAAACATTAATAAAGATGTTGCGTAGAAATAGTTCTACACAGACTTTAAAGAAAGAGGAAACTACAATGTCAAAAACTAAAATGACACAGAAGCAGAAAATTCTTCATTACTACAAAGGTACTGGTAAAACTGTGACAGCGAAAGAATTAGTATCAAGGTACAAAATTCTTTCTCCATATGCGAGAATCTTTGAGTTAAGAGAACAAAACTATGACGTAAGAAGTCTTGTTTTCAAGCCAAAAATGACTCAAAGAGGCAGATGGCCAGTGAAGTATCAAGTAATGAGAACTAAACTTTCAAACGTAGCCTAATTTGTTATAGGCCTATAACAAAGTTTATAGCTTTAAAAATAAAAAAGCCCGGATGTATTACACGCACCGGGCTTTTTTTGTGGAGGAAACTTTAATAAGTTTATTTATAACTTATTGTATTAATTTGTTTTTTCAACTGCTGGTACTTCTGCAGGGGCTTTTGTAGAATGATCCCATGCAAACCAACCGCCTACTGCGATTACTACTACTGCAAGTAAAATCCATTTTTTGTCAATTCCAAACATTGCAATTCTCCTTTGCTAATGATTAAACTATATTTCAGTTTAACAATAAAGAATATTTAGTACTTTAATGCCCTGGATATGGCTCTCTAGTTGGGTATTTTGTAACTATCGATTTGGTTTCTGTTGTTTTTCTTGATGAATTTCGTGGTGTTTCAGCTACTCTATCTTGCTGAACATTAATATATTTTGATATATCTTCGTCTGTCCATGGATGTTCTATTCCGCCAACAGGTAAAGCCACAGTTGCTATTGGACCATTCATGTGTATCTGTCCTGCTGTTTCTAAATGGAAAGCAGAAGAGAATGAATTAGTACCAATTGCTGTAAATGTGTTATTTAGATTACTGTAAATTGTTGTACTTTGAAATGCACTTGCATTTATACTTGAACCAGCTTTAATTTTTACATCACCTGCTGTTTCAATATGAAGATTACCATCTGTTATTGGATCATAACCAACATCAGTTGTTTCTAGTGCCGCAACATCTTGTGTTGTTTTTGGTTGTGTTGTATCTGTCACACTATTTGTTTTAATTTTCACGTGTCTACCCGCTTCAATATTAACATCTCTATCTGCTCTAATGTTGAAATCTTCTTCAGCTCTCATGGAAATTGATTTTGCACCAAAAACTTGTACATCACCATCTGCACCTAATTCAACCCATGCTGTTCCTTTTTTATTATTAACATAAACAATTCCATTTGCATCATCTAACAATACTTGAGCACCGCCGGCAGTTCTAAATCTTATCTTAGGTTGGTAACCTGCATCATCCATTACAAATTGATGACCGCCTGGTGTAAGTATACCAAAAACTTTTGATGGAGATTCTCTTCTTACTGTTGAATCTGTTAAACCTCTTTTTGTATCTTTTTCTAGACCTTGTTCAAGTAGTCTTTCGTAGAATGGGTGTTCTGCCCTATCAACATTGTCCATGGATTTAGTTTCAGCTACAGCAAATTCATTTGTCATGGTATTTTCAATATTTGCATTTTTATCTCTAAACGGATTTTCTGCAAAATCCATAGAATTAACTGATGTAGCATCTTTTTTATTATATTCAGTTGTTGGAACAAACTGATCTTTAATATTTTTATCAGGTTCATCTCTATAAGAAACTTTTCCAGCCGCGATACCTGGTATCATGTGGTTAGCATATTCATGAAATACACAACCTAAACAATAAGCCATACCACTTGCAAAACCAACTAGTATCATGTTGCCTACGTCTGGTGGTTGCATCCACATTCCATAAGAAGTTTGTGTACTTTGTGAGCTAATATTGTCTTTTATGTTTTCATTTACATTTGTTGCACCTGCAAATGGAGAAGTCCATGCTACAGGTATCCAGTTATTTCTATTATTTGGATCTGATGCAGACTGACCTTCTATGTTGACCAACATATAACCCATCTTGGCCGCATAATCAGAAATTTCCATAACTCTACCAAGATGAATACCAGTTAAGTTAGAAGCACTCTTACGATTGCTCTTCATTTGGTCTTCGTATGTTTTTCCTAATGGTGTTTTAAATGCACTCTTTTTGGTTGTTGTAAATGACATATTATTATACTCCTCCGGCTGGTTGTGTACCGCCAGCACCTCCTGGTGATTTATTTACTGTTCCTGTTATTGAATCTACTACACCTCTAGTTATTTGTGCTTTTCCAGATGCAGGATTTCTAAAGTCGATTCCTAGTCTATCAAAAAATACTCTTGTTGAACGTATCATTTGTAATTGTTGTGTAAACAATCCTCCACTGAATGAATGATTTATTCTAGTAACTTGATACAATGAACTTGTAAAATCATCTCTTGCTATTAATTTACCATTATCATCGATTAAAGTTTGTGTTGTAAGTCCAGTATCTGCATCTTTTCTTACAGGATTGTAAAAATTAAACACAATTTCTGACGTATTACAATAAGGATTCATTGCGTGGGTTGTATCTGGATTATAATATTTGTCAGAAGGCATAATCCAAAAAGGATCTCCACGTATTGTCATAGATGCTTGTACCATTTCTTCAACTTGAAGAATAAATGCCTGTGTTTCTGCCGCTTTAAAATTTATAAATCCTAAAACACTTTGAGCTGAGTTAGGATCAAGTTTACCAACCTTTGATTCTGGAGATTCATCAGCATCAGCTTCGTTTTGAAAGTAAGATGCCGCCGCCATTGGTATTCTTGTCATAGTGTTTTCTTTTTCAAAAGCTGTTTTAAGTTCACTTAATGGTATTTGTTCAATGTATGCTTTTGCATTACCAATATATGACGATGGAAGTTGTTGTTTTGCACCACCTAGCCTTGGATTGCCTGAACCATAAACTTTATCAGCTCTTTGTTGTTGTGTTTGACCTGATAAATCTTCGCCACCAACACCAGTTCCATCAGTTTGTTCATTTAAATAATTTTGTAATTCTTGGTCTGCACCTACTAATCTTTTTGCTTCATCTGAATCAGAACCTACAGTTTTTAAATATTCATTTTTTAAAGCTAGTCTTTGTTTTTTAACTTCGGCTTCTTGTTGTTTTACAGTTTCTTGTAATGCTTTATATTCTTCACTGCCAGGTGGAAAAGATTTCATTTTTGTATAACTTGCTTTATAACTTCTAAATAGTTCTTTTAATGCACTTTGTTTTTCTTTGTAAGATTTCAAAAGTTTGTAATCAGCTTCCCATGATTTGTGCATAACAGAACCTTTGATAGATCTAAACACACCTTTAAGAGCTTCTGTTGGCATGAAGTACTGATTATTATATTCAATATTAAAATCCATAACTTTGTCGTTAACACCAGTATAAATGTAATCGTAAATTTTACATAATCCTCTTACTTTATTGCCTCTAAATTTATCTCCTGCCTTTTCAGCCGGCTTTAATTGTTCTTGTAAAATCTTTAACATTTCTTCTTGTGTAATATCACTGGTATCATTTCTAGGTTTAAATGTATTGTATGGTGTAATTGTATAAATGTATGTTTTAGCATACGTGTTTCTGATTACATCAAAATCTCCTGGTATAACATCTACATTTATAGTAAAGACTGTACTTAATAACTGTTTCATAATATTTTTTTCAGTTAATGCATCAGCATCAGTAGAATCAGATTGAGCACCTTTTGCCTTAACAACAAGATTTTGACAGTAGTCTGTTGATGCAAGTACATCTAGTATTGTTTGCTGTATTGTTTGTCCTTTATAAATGTATATTGATTGTGTTCCCTCAGCTGATTTTAGCTGTGCCTGTGCTGTTGACTTTTGATCTTGTTCTGGATTGTCTGTAGTTTTAGCATCATCGCTAAACATTTTTCTATGTATATCTAATGTTTCACCTTTTAACTGAGCAGACTTTAAATTTTTGATTGCTTCATCAATTCTGATTTCAAAAGAATCAGTTTGAAATTTATCAACTGCTAATCTATCTAGTTCTAATTCATTTAGTTCAAATGAAAATCTATCACAAAAATTTTGTAAAGTATCAATACCTGAAAGTTTAATATTTTTTGGTATATTAACAATACCTGATTCTTTAGCCTGTTCGCCATAAGGTGCCGCAGAACATTTTGTTACTGAACCTCTTTCAGTCACTTCATATGAAAACTTATTAAACTTTAAAGCCCACAATCTATTAGTGTGTGGTATTCTTGTTGGTACTCCAGCATCTTCGCCGCCTTTCTTTGCACCAATCATCCATAATTCTAAAAATACAGGTGAGTCATAAAAATTATCAAGACCTAATATATAAGCCGCCTTCCACATTTGTTCTAAAATTGTAACACCTTGTGGTTCTGTTAATTCAATTTCAAAGTTTAATGTTGTTGATGGATCGTTTCTTGTTGGAGCAACAATACTTTCCATTTGTACATCTGTAATTGAAATAACTGATGAGGCAGTTTCCGCAATAATTTTTGCATTTGGTTCTCCGCCACTGTCATCAAATACAAAACTGTTTTCTGCAAAAGATAAAGATTCCAACTCTCTTTCGCCAACTCTTTCATTAGTATCTGTGGCTTGTTGATCTGCCATTTTTCTAAGAAATTCTTTTGATGCATCAATGCTAGTCATGAACATTCTAAAATGATATGTTGGTTTAGAATATTGATCTAAAGGATTTTTATCCCAGTATGGATAAACATCAATTATTAAATCATCTTTTTGTTTTTCAATATCTTTTTCTCTTTCGCTGACTTCTGCATTTTGATCTTCATCTGCCAATACTGCATCAGATTCACCAACTGTTGACTGATTGGTTACACCTTTAACAGGTCTAGTTTCGTTATCTGTATTTGTTTTTTGATAAACCTGAGGTGTATTATCTCCACCTGATCTATTTTCATCTGGAACAACGACTTTCCTTCTGGGATCATCATGAGGAATAAATTCCGCCATATTAACTTCCTAATCTATTTTTTATTGTTGCCGGATCTGGTATTCTTATTTCTGTGCCGGCTTCGAAATCTTCTATAGGGTCAACTAAAATGTTTATATTTCTTTTGGCAAATACCCACCATAATCTAGTACTACCAAAAAATGCGTATGCGGCCAAGTCTGGTCTTTTATCATACTCAGCTGGAATAACATAAAATTCGTCATCATCTCTAATTGGAACATAAGGAATATTCTCAACTACTCCTAGATAGTCATCAATTATTCTACTATCTCGGTATATGCTTTTTTTGTTGTATGGATTATTTTTATATGGCATTAGAAGAAACTCTTAGATCCGTTTGCGTTTTGTCCTTCGATGTATTTTCCAGTTCTGAAACTTTCAAGACTGAAATGATCTCTTACATCGCCAGGATCTGGTGCTACAACCAAGTCGATAAACATAATGCATGATGCTGGCACATAAGTTTGTGCAAGACCTTCCGCTACAGTTTTAACACTCGTTGTTCCACCTGGACTTTCTGGTGGACCAGCTGGTACATAATCAACATCATTTAGTAAACCTAGTGTAACAGTTCTTACAAGAACAGGTAAATTTTTAAACATATATGGACCATATGCAGAAAAGAGTAAAGTTGGTGGTGGAGCACCTCTAGTATCAGCTCTCACACTATTGTCTAATCCAAACTCTCCTCTACACACAATTCTAAAAAAGTTCAGCACAGCCAACAGGTATCTGGCTTCTTCATATGTGTTGGCTGTGAACTGACCATTAACTGTGAGTGAAGGGGAGGTTGATTTATTCCATGCAAAATATTCATAGTTAGTATGCGGAATATCGTATGAGCTATAAGCAGGAGTACCTAAGTTGACTTGAATTTCTGGAGAGTAGGGAAATATCAATCCATTAGTGTTAGCAATAGGTCTCATGAGGTCTGAAGTTTTTGGATATACCAAATCTTTAGCCCCTGGTTTAGCTCGTAATTTTACTCTGTAATCTGAATTTGCCATTTTAATAATACCTGTTAATATTATTTATTGTCATCATTAACTGGTATTTTAAAGACTTGACATACACCCTTGTTTTAGTGTATATTGTTAGTTGTGTATGAAATGTAAGGATTAATCTACGTATGGCTAGAACAAAATATTTAAATAACAAGGATTTATTAGCAGAAATCCATAAAAGTAAAACGTCTTACTGCTACTATGAAAAACCAGAATATCATCAATTTGATTTGATATTGGACGAAGTTAAAAAAATTAACAGAAATACAATAAAAGAAGCTCGACTGGTTAGAGCAAAAAGACTGTCTGAACAAAAAATTGAAGCATTGGGATTGAAAGTTAAAAAAACTACAATGGATGAACACGCCATTGATCCAAAATCAATTCCAATTGAGGACTTGATTTTTAGAGTTAAAACATTTGATCACATTCCAGATGATCTAGATAGAAAAAGCAATCACAAAACTATTGCAGATACCAAAGTGAAATTAAACTTTGTTCCTTTCAAACATTATAAATTTAAAAATTATGAAAAGAAAGAATTAGTGGAAGTTGGCAAAAGTCATTATGCATCACACAATCAGTTTAGTTTGGATCATGGATCAATAACTCCCAAGCTAGGTCATATGTATATGAAACTGTGTCAAAGATATGGTACAAGATCTAACTGGCGTGGGTACACTTACAATGATGAAATGCAATCACAAGCACTATTGCAATTGAGTATGATTGGTTTACAGTTTGATGAATCCAAGTCTGATAATCCATTTGCATATTATACTGCGGCAATAACCAATTCTTTTACCAGAGTATTGAACATGGAAAAGAAACATCAAAGTCTAAGAGATGATCTTTTACAAGAAGCTGGGCAGACTCCATCTTTCACAAGACAGATTGAGTATGAAGAAAAACAAAAAGCAAAACACGGAGAACAGATTTTAGGTCATGCAAAAAGAAAAAAGTAAGTTATTCGACAAAGTAGCTTGTTTCACTGATATTCATTTTGGCATGAAGAACAATTCACGTCAACACAATAATGACTGTGAAGCATTCATTCACTGGTTTATTGATCAAGCCAAAGAGTTTGGTGCCAAGCAATGTATATTTTTAGGTGATTGGCATCATCACAGATCATCAATCAATGTGTCAACATTGAACTATTCTATGAGTAATATTCGTAGAATATCTAAAGCATTTGAAAAAGTTTATTTTATAGTTGGTAATCATGATCTCTTTTACAGAGACAAACGTGAAATATCATCTGTGCCTTTTGCAGATGAATTTGAAAATGTACAGGTTATCAACGATCTATTTCTTGAAGGTGATGTAGCCATAGTACCTTGGATGGTTGAAGATGAGTGGAAAAAAATAAAAAAAATCAAAGCCAAATATATGTTTGGACACTTTGAACTGCCCAACTTCAAAATGAACGCCATGGTTGAAATGCCAGACACAGGAACAATACAGGCAGATCATTTCAAGAACGTGGGCCATGTGTTCACAGGTCACTTCCACAAGCGTCAGCATTCAGGAAACATTTCATACATAGGTAATGCCTTCCCTCACAACTATGCTGACGCCTGGGATGACAATCGTGGATGTATGTTGCTGGAATGGGGACAAGATCCTGTGTACAAAGTTTGGCCAGATGCTCCAAGATACAGAACCATTGAATTGAGCAAACTGTTGGCAGACACAGAAACAGTATTGCAGGCCAACACATATTGTAGAGTGAAAGTGGACCTAGATATTTCATATGAAGAAGCCAACTATATTCGTGAGAATCTCACAGAATCATATCAACTCAGAGAGCTGGCACTTCTACCACAGAAAGATGCTGAGGATGAAATAGAATTTGCAGGCGAAATCAAGTTTCAGTCAGTGGATCAAATTGTGATCGAACAGTTGAAAAAACTGGAGTCTGAAACTTTTGACAACAACGTACTAGTAGAGATATACACAAGACTATGATAAAACTAAAAAACATATCAATCAAAAACTTTCTGAGTGTGGGTAATTCTGTGCAGGCAGTGAACTTTGACACACCAGGCATGACACTGGTATTGGGCAATAACTTGGACCTAGGAGGTGATGGATCTCGAAATGGAACAGGTAAGACCACTATCATAAATGCACTATCCTATGTCATATACGGTATAGCATTGAACAATATCAGACGTGACAATTTGATCAACAAGACCAACGGCAAGAACATGATTGTGACTGTGGAGTTTGACAAAGACGGTCACAGCTACAGAATTGAACGTGGTCGTAAGCCAAACATATTCAAGTTTATATGTGATGATGCTGTGGTAAACGACACAGACACCAACGAAGCCCAAGGGGATTCGAGACTTACCCAACAAGAAGTAGAACGCATATTTGGAATGAGCCATTTGATGTTCAAACACATTGTGACCTTGAACACGTACAACGAACCTTTCTTGGCAATGAAGGCCGGGGATCAAAGAGAAGTGATTGAAGAGCTCCTCGGAATTACAAAATTAAGTGAAAAAGCTGGCAAGCTCAGAGACGAAATCAAAAGCATCAAAGACGATATCACACGTGAAGAAGCCAGAATCGATACAGTCAAACGGTCTAACAGCAAGGTAGAAGACACCATTAGAAAGTTTAGAATCAAATTACAAGCATGGGATGATGCACATGAAAAGCGGTTAGTTGAATTGCGTTCTTCCATTGCACAGTTAAACAAAGTGAACATTGATGAAGAGATTGACAGTCATGAACTGCTGGTTAAATGGAACCAAGATAACACTACATTGCAATCGTTGAAGCGAGAGTTAACACAGTCTATAGGCACGTTTAAACAGCTAGACAGCTCTGTACAGCGTCTTAAAAACAATATTGCTACACTAGAGGACAAAAGGTGTCCCACGTGTGATCAAGCATTGCACAATATTGATGAACATGATCAAATACTGAAGTCTGCTAAGAAAGAACTGGCGGAGACCGAAAATCAATCACATACAACGCAAACGCAAATACAAACCACATACAATAGTATACAACAATTATTGTCGGCACATACACATACAACAAACAATACAACACATACATCGTCGCATACAAACGTACATACAATAATATCGTCGCATACAAGCAACACATACAATATAGGTGCTAAACCGTCTGTATACTACAATACTATGAACGAAGCATATCAGCATAGACAGAACTTAGAAGCATTGCAGTCTGAAGAAAAACGTGAACAAACAGAAACTAATCCTATTCAAGAACAGATAGATGAACTGCAACAAAAGAATATAGAAGTAATAGATTATGCTACAATTAACAGTTTAACAAGTTTAAAAGAACATCAAGAGTTTTTGTATAGATTGTTAACAAGCAAAGATTCATTTATTAGAAAGAAAATCATTGATCAGAACTTAAACTATTTGAATTCAAGATTGAATCATTATTTAGATACAGTAGGATTACCACATGAAGTAGTATTCCAATCTGATTTAACTGTGATGATTACTGAGCTTGGTAGAGAGCTTGATTTTGATAATTTAAGTAGAGGAGAAAGAAACAGATTAATACTTGGATTGTCTTGGGCATTCAGAGATGTATTTGAAACAACATCTAATCAGCTAAACTTATTGTTTATTGATGAATTAATTGATTCGGGTATGGATACACAAGGTGTTGAATCTGCTATTGCTGTATTAAAGAAAATGGGCAGAGAAAGAAATAAAAATGTATTCTTAATATCACACAGAGATGAATTGATAGGAAGAGTAACAAATATATTAAATGTAATTAAGGAACACGGCTTTACCACTTTTGATAATGATCTAGAATTAGTAGGCAACGTATAAATATTACATTATGAGCAGATTATTATTTTGGGCATTTATTATAGCACTTGCCTTTTATTTAGGATTATACGTATGGTAGAACAATATACAAGAACAACATTAGAATTATTAAACCAAGTTAGATATTGGCATTGGCAAACAAGATCGTTTGCCCAGCATGAAGCATTATGTAAGTGGTATACAAATGTGGCACCATTAATTGATGATCTAGTTGAAGCCTGGATGGGTTATGATGGCAGAATATCAGTTGATCAAGGCGGTGTACAATTAGCTGATTACGATAGTGTAGAGCAAATCGAAGATGCTATCAAAGAACACAGAACAATGACTAAATCATTCAAAAATGGTTCAGCAAAAGGCCTAGGTGATGTAGAAGATATTTTGGATGATATTATGAAACAGGATTCGACTCTGTTGTATCTTCTAACTCTGAATTAATATTTTCTTCTTCAACAGTTTCAATAATCATAGGTTTAGCACTTTGTTCCTTGAATGCTTTTTTATTCATGTACCAGAATCTTGACCATTCCATGTAAGTGAATACATTTTCAGGATCTGCAGGGTACATATTAAAATATTCCATTCTCCATTGATTAGGATCCCATAATGCAAATGAGCCTTGACGAGATATTTTTACAAACAATATCCACTTGTCTTGTGCTTCGCAAGATTCTCTTGCCTGTTTAATCCATTCATTTAATTGTTTGATAGGTTCTCCTAATGCAAGGTTGTGCCACTGAAACTCGCCATAGTGTTTTGCTTCAATAACAAGATAAGGAAATGTTTCAGGTGGTATAATATCACCTTTAAATCCTCTTGTTTGTCCTTCAGATAATGTTTCTGTTCTTGAAATATTTTGTCCACCTACAAACGCACCTGAATAAGGAACTCTTGTAAATGACTCTCCATATAATTCTGTAAGATGATTTGCAACATCTCTTTCGTACGTTTTGCCTTTATTTTTGGATTTTGTACCACTCATTAGTCAGCCTTTATGTCAATTAAATTTAGCTTATACTATAGCATTTATTTGATATTTGTCAACCTGTTAAAAAAATTTGGAAAAAAAGGTTGACCTTTCTATGTATTTCCTATTATGCTAACAAACATTACACAGAACACAGAAAAAAGCAGGCAAACATCTACTAACAAAATTCTAACACAGGCAATATAGCGACTCTAGTGATTTGATATCTCAGAAATGCGCCGAGACAAGGTGGTGAATCTGATGTCGCACGTGAACAGCTGAACGTAAAGGCTGAAAAGATAATGGCTCTGAGAAAAAGCAACCATTAACTTATATGTAAACTGCTAACCTTGGGTACATATAAGTTCCGTCGTATGGAGTAGGAATAATAGGGGTTGAAGGACGACCGCCTCTGTAAGGTTCCGTAGGTTAGATGACTTGTCTCTGGTAATGAGATACTCCGCCCTTTACTAGGGTGGAGTATGGCCAAATCTTGGTAATAAGCAAATACATTAATCATTTAAATTAACTTAGAAACTGTAAATCAACGAAGTTGATATTTTGCTCTTAAGAGCAAATCTAACAGTTAACAGTTACTATATTGGTTAACACAATGTTTATTCCCCTAGTTCTGACTTTAAATAATTTTGTTATGAAAATCATCCACACACACGAAAAAATCCGTAAACTCCTTGACAAGTATCAACCGCGGAAAATATATATGCGCCTGAAGTCAAAGTCTCCAAAAGTAGCTCATGAGACCTGTCCTGCCATAGATAAAGTTTTAGATGCACTAGAAAAACTTTCGACTTCAGGTAAGCCTATTACAGAAGCAAAATTTAAATCGTTAGAAAAGCAAATGGAAAAATTAAGAACTGCTAATGAGAGTTTACGAGATTCAGGTAGATACTGGTATAATGCTTGTAAAGAAATTCTAGACCCAAACTATTAGACTACAGGCACCATAGACTTTTTATATCGTTCCATGTTGTCTTTAACAAATGCAAAAACATCTGCACGATCCTGTGATTCCATCATCCATGCCTCGCTTAATGATATACTTCCCCTCATATACCAACACATTTCATGAATTTGTCTAGTTAAGGCCCTTAAATCTTTTTCCATACCATCTACATATTTGGTAATTTCTTCAGGGGTGTGAGTTAAGAGCCAGTTACGAAAAAACTTGAAATATCAAATTCTACATCAGCATCAAATTCTTTTTGTGTTTCTTTACACACAACAGTTCTTTTACGAGCAAGACCAATTCTGTTTATCTCAGCAATTTTAGTATCAACTTTTTTAATATCAGTTGATGGTACATTAAGTACAAATTCTCTAATTTGTTTTGAGTCATTTGTTTCTTCGCCACTTGGTACTCTAATTTTTGAGATACTGTGTACCATTACATCATTACTCATGTCAGCAAGTTTTCTAAAACTCTTTGAAAAGTTTTGTATACTTTGTTCTGTATTTGCTTGAGCTTGTTGTATAGCTTTTGTTTCTTCAAATGCTCTTAATTGAATTTGTGTTGTAACTGCATAGCTATGAGGTCTTATATAAACTGTACATCCATTTTCTAAATGCACCGGATATTCTTTTTCAAGTTTTGTTTGTTCAGATAATAGTTCTTCAATGTTTAACACGTATGTATCTGTATTTCCTGAATGCGGTGATTTAGCTTGGATTTCCATTTCTCTACCAAATGTTGCCATACGAATTGCTAACATTAAAATATCAATATCTGGTTGTGGCAGATCCATTGGATTCAAGATCCCCGGACAACAGCTTTTGATAACTTCAACAACAGCTTCTCCGTTAAGCAATGCATCTGGAGATTTCATAAGAGCTTCGTCTTTGGCAGTCATTGCCATAACACCTACTTCTCCTGATGCTGTTAGTACAACATTTTTTTCGTCAGTAAAATAACCATTACTAGGCAAAGAAACATATAGCTTTGGTTGTCTATAAAATTCTGCTAGTGGATTTGCTGGCCTTACCTGTTTTTTATCTTCAACGTTTTGTTCCATTTTTGTCCTCTAGATTAAGTATAGTTTTAATGTTATTTAGTAGTTTGATTAACTACCCACTTAATATATCCAATAAATAATAATATACTAGTATAAAGAGATCTCAAATGGCAGACGGCGATAGAATTATAATAGCGGGTTTTGAAATAGATGTTGCGAAACAAGGTGGCTTCGCAACTGAACAAACCCTTGACAGACTTGCAAAAGCAATGGAAAAAATGTCAGGTGGTGCTACGCAAAACACCGCTGTCCTTAGACAAGGTCTAGGAAAGATTGCTAGTCAACAAACTAAACTCTCAGACGCTCAGAAAACATCCGCAGATATATTCAAAGAAATTGGATCCAAACAAACTAAAGTACTTCAAGATCAATCTAAACTTGATAAAGACAGAAATAGATTGTTTGGTAATCTGCGTGATGCTATGGGTACAGCGGCACGTCAGTCATATGATAAAACTGTAAAAGGATTGCAAGAGCCAAAAGGATTAGGTGTATTTGGTAAAGCACTTGGTACAGTAACAAGCAAGTTGGGTGTAATGGGTGCGGCAATAGGTGGTCTTGCAACTGCCATTGGTGCTCTGGTTGCCAAGATTGTAAACATAAGTGATCAATACTTGACTCTATTTAGACAGGGTTTTGTATTTCAAGAATCTCAAACAGCGGCCGCAAATGGTTTGATGCAGGTAGCTGATATGTCATCAAGAATGTTTATATCAACAGATAGATTTGTTGAACTGGTTTCAACATTTTCAACTACAGTTGGTATAGTTGGAATGAAAAGATTTGCAGATCTTAATGCAAGATTAATTAATACCACTGAAGCAGTAGGACAATTTGGTTTATCACAAGAAGCATTGATATCAATGTCAGCTGAATACATGGATACCATGAGAGCAACAGGTGTTCTAACAAGAATGAATAATCAACAAATACACCAAGGTACAATGAACTTTGTTGCACAGAACATGGCACTAACAAGTTTAACAAAACAAACAGTTGATACAATTCAAAAAATTGCACAACAAACTCTTGCAACAGATTCAGCAACCAACTACTTAATGAGCTTAGGTGAAGCCGGTGCAGAAGCGGCCGACAGTTTATTATTAGCAGGTTCATTTGCTGGAGCATTGGGTAATGAGATTGGTGGTCCACTATCTCAAATGATATCAGAAGCAGTTGGTAGACAAGGTGCGGCATATTCTGAACTAGCAAGAAGTACTATTGCGGCATCAGGTGAGTTTTATCAAGGTGTATCGGGTATTGCTGAAGCTGTAAGAAGCGGTGGAGATGTACAAGGTGCATTTAATGATTTAATCACATCAGCTAGAGATTTAACAGATGCTGATTTCCAAAGACTCAGAGCTTTAGAAATGCAAGGTGATGCTCAAGCGGCCTATATTATTAAATTTAATAGAATGGTAAGAAACATTCCAGAAGAAGAAATGGAAATGTTGGCAGGTACACTTGACGATTTAAGATCATCTGTTGATCCTGATGAAACATCTAAAGCATTTTTACTATTTTCAACAGCAATGAACAAAGTTAGATCAGCATTTACAAATTTATTTGTTTCTATTTTTGGTAACACAAAAATAATGAAAGGTATGTCTGCTGTAATTGACACAGTTCAAGATGCACTATCTAGTTTTGCAAATTATCTAACGCAAAGAGATCCTGAAACAGGACAAACAAGAGTTGAAAAATTAATTGGCTTCTTAGGTGACATGATACAAAAATTTATTGATTACATCAAAAATATTATTGATGCAGTATCAGGATTTGGCAAATCAAAAGAAGAAGGTGGCGGATTTATGAAATCACTAAAAGATACATTCGTTGCCATATTTGCTCCGATTATTAAAGCAATAGGAGATGCAATTAAATTTGCTATTGTTGGTGCATGGGAAATTATCTCAATGGATCTACCTACATGGATGGGTGGTAAAGGTGGTAAAGAAAATGTTTTTGAAGATGAAATATTAAAACCACAAAAAGAATTGGCAAATGCGAAAGCTCTTGAAGTTGACGGTATTTATGGGTCAGAAGCAGATGTTAAAACTCAAGAAGACATATTAAAAAGAAGAGAAGAAAATTTAGAAACAGCAAAAAATAGACCAACTGAAAGAAAAAGTATATTTTCTATTGGTAAGATATATGATCAAGATGAAGTTGATAAAGCACAAGAATTGGTTGATCAACAGAAGCAAAGAGTAGAAGATACAAAAGCAAATAATGAAAATGCTAAAAAACAATATGAATTAGCACAAAAGGCATTAAACGAAGAATCAGAGAAAAAATTTAAATCAGTATTTCCAGAATATGATTATCAAAAATCAATTGATGCTGGAGAGCTTGTTAAAAAAGCAGTTGAAGAAACAACAGATACACAGAAAAAAAATAACGAGCAAATGGTTACAGGCACAAACCAAGGTGATGCTACAGCAACACCATTTAAAGGACTAGACGATAGATCTACAAGGATCATTAATGAAGCAAGTTTAAACTCAATGGGAGATTTAACACCAGATGTTGAAGCACAAACAGAGTTTGATGTATTGAAAGAAATCAATAAAAACATGAAAACATTGATAATGGCTCAACAGGAGAATAACGAAATATCAGCTGATACTAATAAAAAAACTGGTGCAGTAGTCTCCGAAACCAAGAAGACCAATAATAATCTCCAACAGTAAGAATAAAAACTTGACAAACCAAAAATAAACATATACTATAAATAACATTATGGCAACATGGCGAAGATATTTTAACGAAATTGGAACACTGAGTGGACAAGCCTCTCCAGTAGGAAGTGTGGGTTCACCAAATGCCAATGCGGCATCCAATTCTAAGTACAACACTTGGTTACCTGAAGTATATGCAGGTCAACCCAATCGTAATGAAAGATACTTTCAATATGACCAGATGGACTTAGATACTGAGATCAATGCGGCAATGGATACCATTGCAGAATTTTCTACACAGAATGATGAAAAGACAGGAATGCCTTTTCATATTCAATATAAAGATAAACCAACTGATACTGAAGTTGATGTTATATCAGAAGCATTGGAACAATGGAACTCATTAAATGATTGGGATAAAAGATGCTTCAAGATGTTTAGAAACACAATCAAGCAAGGTGATCAGGTTTATGTAAGAGATCCAGAAACTTATAAGTGGTTATGGGTTGACATGATTAAAATTGATAAAATTTTAGTTAATGAAGGAAAAGGTAAAAAACCTGAATCATACTTCATTAGAGATTTAGATTTAAACATAAGAGCAAAAAATTTAACAAATGCATCATCAGACAAATATTCGTCACCGATGGCTTATGCATCAGGCTCAATGCCATTCCAAGGAAGATCAGATTATAATAGAGGCATGACGTCAGCAAGTATGGCTCCATCTACAGCAGGTAGATTTATGAAGTCAGCACAAACTTCGGCTGTTGATGCCGCACACATTGTACATATATCTTTATCAGAAGGAATGGATAGATTTTGGCCTTTTGGTACATCAATATTAGAATCAATTTTTAAAACTTACAAACAAAAAGAATTATTAGAAGACTCAATAATCATTTACAGAGTTCAAAGAGCTCCTGAAAGAAGAGTGTTCTACATAGATGTAGGTAATATGCCTACCAACAAAGCAATGGGTTTTATTGAAAGAATTAAAAATGAAATTCATCAAAGAAGAATACCTAACAGAACAGGTGGCGGATCAAATATCATGGATGCCGCCTACAATCCTTTATCAATGATGGAAGATTATTTCTTTGCTCAAACGGCAGAGGGTAGAGGATCAAAAGTTGAAACATTACCAGGTGGACAAAACCTAGGTGACATTGACGACTTAAAATACTTTAATAATAAACTATTAAAAGGCTTAAGAGTACCATCTGCGTACTTGCCTTCAACGCCAGAAGATCAATCATCTGGATTCTCAGATGGTAGAGTGGGAACAGCATATATACAAGAATTTAGATTTACTAAATTCTGTAAAAGATTACAGAACATGATATCTCCTTCTTTTGATAAGGAATTTAAAATGTTCTTAAAACATAGAGGAATCGAAGTTGATTCTGGAATGTTTGAATTAAAATTTAACGAACCACAAAACTTTGGTAAGTATCGTCAAATCGAATTAGATTCACAACTTGTAAACATATTCAATCAAATTCAAGAAATACCATATATGTCAAAAAGATTTGCTATGAAAAGGTTCTTGAAATTAGATGAAGAAGAAATATACGAAAATGAGAAATTGTGGGCTGAAGAGAATAAAGCTCAAGTCGGAACTACAACTGCACCAGGCGACGGCGCCGGTGGTGGAGTTGGCTTAGGTTCGGTTGGTGCATCTCCAATGCCACAATCACCAGTACCAGATGATGGAACAGATCCTGGCACAGGTGGTGAAGAGTCTCCATTAGGAGGTGCCCAAGCTGGCAACACTGGTGCGGGATCAACAGGCGGTGATACAGGTACAGGTGGAACACCACCTCCAGTAACACCAGGAACATAAAAAAGGAAAGACGAAAATGGCACAAGGTAAAGTAAAGTGGTTCAATCCAAAAAATGGATATGGATTTATTACACCAGATGAAGGTGGAAGTGATATATTTGTTCATGCTTCTGAATTAAAGAAAGCAGGGATCACAAAAGTAACTATAGGCGAAGCAGTCGAATATACAGTCGGTGATTTCAAAGGCAAGCCAGTGGCACAAAGTATTAAGTCACATGGTGCACCAGCTGATGCGTCAGCTGAAACTTCAAACGTACAGTAAAATATATAAATAGTTTTGTTATGAGATATCATCAGTTAACAGAAAACTATTTTCCAGAGGAAGACGAGTTTCATAAAGCTAGTCGTAAAGACAGCAGAAAGACTCGTCTAACTTTGAAACATTTAAATAAATTGCGAAGAGTGAGAGATATTAGAAAAGCAGATCAAGAAGAAAATTCTGATTTTGTTTCTAAAATGTATGCTCCACCACCAGCAATGTAGTTCTGTACATACAGAATATTAAACATACATTATTAAATAAACAGTAGCTAGATTATCACACACAAGAAGCACACACTCAGGAAATTTAGCATCAAATTACCATAAAAATAGCAGTTATCTGTTCTTGCGAGGAAAATCGCCTCAAAATAACCTCTTATTCTCACGAATTATCCACAATTATGTAAATATAACTATTAAATCGAATATATTCGCGGATTAGGAGATCGTCATGACACAATTTAGATCAAAATTAGAACAAGTCCTTGAATATCTTGTAAACAACGAGTCAGAGAAAGCTCAAGAAATGCTTCATGACGTAATCGTTGAAAAAGCAAGAGGTATTCATGAGGAAATCGTAGGGGCACAAGACGCCGCTATCGAAAAAGAACTAGTTGACGAAACATCAGACGAATCAGTAGATGCAGTAGCAGAAGCACCAAAAGATAAAGAAGACAAGATGAAAGAATCATCTGAAGAGTCTGAAGATGATAAAGTTGAAGAAAAAATTGGTGGCGAAGGCGATCAAGAAGCTGATTTAAAATCAGATGTTGAGAAGGCTAAAGAGGCTATTGAAGCCAATGCAGAAGAAATTGAACAAGAAGAAACTAACGAAGCCGATGATGACATGGAAGACAAAGATGATGCCATGGGTGAGTTAGAAGCTCCAGAAGGCGATGCTGAAGGCAAAGCTGAAGAAATGGAAGATAAAATTGATGATTTAGAAGATTCATTAGAAGAGTTAAAAGCCGAGTTTGAAAAAATGATCGGTGGTGACTCAGATGATGACGAAGCATCAGATGATATGCCAGGTGAAGAAATGGCTGATGAGGCAACTGAAACAATACCACAATCAGTATTACCAGAAGGCAAAAAAGACAAAGACGACAAAATGGAAGAAGCGCCAAAAGATAAAGCTAAAGAAGATAAAATGGACGAAGCAACTTCAATGACACCAGTATCAACACCATCAAACAATGATGATGCTGATAATAAGTCATCGGTTGTAGCGGACAAAAACGACATGGGCGGTACAAGTGAAAATATCGTAAGCGGTAAAGAAGATACAAAACCATCTTCTCCAGCTGTAAAAGATATGAGCACAGGTAACGTAAATGTTGCAGGTAATAAAAAAGCACCAGCACCGAAGCCACACGCGGCACCAAAAGTAGCAAGTGAAAAGGCAAGTCCGGTAGTAGGTGGTTAATTACCATTTAACAGTTTAGCTTTTTATTGGAGACACACATTATGATGCAACCGTTATTAGAGACACTAACATTCGACCAAGCACATCTTCAAGTTTTAAATGAAGGTGAAGGTAAAGACCTACATATGAAAGGTATCTTTATCCAGGGCGGTGTTAAAAACCAAAATGAAAGAGTATATCCAGTTGAACAAATTGGAAGTGCTGTAGGATCAATCAAGAAAAGACTTGATTCAGGTCTATCAGTTTTGGGAGAAGCAGACCACCCCGAGTCACTCACAGTGAACTTAGAGAGGGTATCACATATGATCACAGATATGTGGATGGATGGTCCAAATGGAGTTGGAAAATTAAAGATTTTGCCAACACCCATGGGTAAGATTTGTGAAACTCTATTGAAGCATGGTACTAAACTTGGTGTATCATCAAGAGGTACTGGCAATGTCAATGAAGCAGGTAACGTATCAGACTTCGACATTGTGACAGTGGATATTGTGGCTCAACCGTCAGCACCAGATGCCTATCCAAAAGCAATCTATGAAGGCTTATGGAATATGAGAGGTGCTAACAAATTATATGGTAGAGCTCAGGATGCCATTAATGATAAAAAGGCTAACAAGTATCTCGCAGAAGAGATCGTTAAACTTATAAACGAGCTAAAAAGGTAAGGAGAATACCCAATGGCAACAGAAATAAAAGACATTTTTACAGGCGTTGAACTACCTGAAGAAGTACATTCACAGGTTAGTGAAGCTTGGGAATCAAAATTGTCAGAAGCCAGAGAGGACATTACTGCCGAATTGCGTGAAGAGTTTGCCCAAAGATACGAAAACGACAAAGCTCAGATCGTAGAAGCTATGGACAAAATGCTTACAGACAAGATTACTACTGAAATGAAAGAGTTTGCTGAAGATAAAGCGGCTTTAGTTTCAGAAAGAGTAGCATACAAAGAAAATGTAGCAAAGCATACAGCAATGCTAGAAAAATTTGTAAGTGAAATGCTTGTCAAAGAAGTAAAAGAGCTTCATGCAGATAGAGATGGCTTGAAAGAAAACTTTGCGAAGTTAGAAGATTTTGTTGTTAAACAATTAAGTAAAGAACTTAATGAGTTTAATGAAGATAAACAAGCTCTTGTAGATCATAAAGTTAAAATGGTAGCAGAAGGCAAGAAAATAATCGAAGATGCTAAATCTAGATTTATTTCTAAAGCGGCTGGTATCGTTGAAACAGCAATTGATAAAACTTTAAGATCAGAAATATCAGATCTAAAAGAAGATATCAAGGTTGCAAGAGAAAATAACTTCGGAAGAAAAGTATTTGAAGCTTTCGCAGGTGAATATATGTCTTCGCATTTAGCGGAAGACACAGAAATTCGTAAGTTACAAAGCGAACTTACTGATCAGCATAATGTCGCACAAAAGCTAGAAGACACTATCGCTGAAAAAGACGAAGCTTTAAAAGTAGCAGAAACTAAAATTAAGGTTGCTGAAGATAAAGTTAACAGAAGCAACGTTTTAAGTGAGTTAACTGCTCCACTTAATAAAGAGAAGCGTCAAATTATGTTAGAGTTACTAGAGTCTGTAAAGACTGAACACTTACAAAGACAGTTTTCAAAATATCTACCAGCTGTTCTTAAAGAAGAGAAAATAGCTGAAGATAAAACTGTTATTACGGAAGTTACAGGTGACAGAACCTCACCAGACACAGCAGACACACCAGTAAACACTGACATTATTAAAATTAAACAACTAGCAGGTCTAAGGAGTTAATATAATGACTGACAATACAATGATCACTGAAAATTGGAAAGACACAAAGTCAGCTCTTTGCGAAGGCTTAGAAGGTCAGAAAAAAGAGACTATGTCAGTAGTTCTTGAAAATGCTAAAAACTACTTGGCAGAGACGGCTACAGCAGGTGCGACAGGTGCCGGTAACGTAGCGGCTTTGAATAAAGTTATACTTCCAGTAATTAGACGTGTGATGCCTACAGTTATTGCGAACGAGATCATCGGTGTACAACCAATGACTGGTCCAGTAGGTCAAATTCACACATTAAGAGTAAGATATGCGGACTCAGCCGCTGGCGTAACAGCAGGTTCTGAGGCACTTTCACCATTTGAAATTGCAAGAGCATATTCAGGTAACGAAACAGAAAGTACACCAAAAGGTGATTCAACATCATCTAAAGAAGGTGTTCCAGGAAACAGAATGTCAATTCAAGTGTTAAAACAAACTGTTGAAGCGAAAACAAGAAAGCTATCAGCAAGATGGACATTTGAATCAGCACAAGATGCCAACGCAATGCACGGCATTGATGTTGAAGCAGAAATCATGGCGGCACTAGCACAAGAAATTACAGCTGAGATTGACCAAGAAATTATTGGTTCATTACAGGCTTTAGGTTCGAATGGTGGTACGGCAAGAGTAACATACGATCAAAACGCAACGAAAACTGGTAGACAACCAGCATTCGTAGGTGATGAACACGCGGCTTTGGCTGTTTTAATTAACAGAGAAGCTAACTTGATTGCACAAAGAACAAGAAGAGGCGCGGCAAACTATGCTGTTATGTCTCCTTTTGCTCTTACAATTCTTCAATCAGCTACAACTTCAGCGTTCGCAAGAACAACTGAAGGTACTTTTGAAGCTCCAACTAACACAAAATTTGTTGGTACACTTAACGGTGCAATGAGAGTATACGTGAACTCATACGCAGGTGACTCAGAAAATATCTTAATTGGATATAAAGGTCCAGGCGAAGTAGATGCACCAGCATTTTACTGCCCGTACATTCCATTAATGTCATCAGGCGTTGTAATTGATCCAGCTACTTTTGAGCCAGTAGTTTCTTTCATGACTAGATACGGTTATGTAGAGTTAACAAATACTGCGTCATCATTAGGTAATGCACAAGACTACTTGTCAACAATTGGTTTGACAAACGTTGCATTTGTGTAATAGCTACAATTACAGTTTTTAAAACTATTGAAAAGCCCGGTTATGCCGGGCTTTTCTCTTTTATGCTAAATAATAACTATAAACAGTAAGAGAGTTATTAATGGCAGACGCATATATTAAATCAGAAGATCTGGTAATTTCGGGCAACCTTACAGTACAAGGTAGTACTGATCTTACTAACCTAGTTACAACATCATCAACAGATTTAGAAACAGTTGATCGTTTACTAACGATTAACAAAGGTCAAGCATTAGCATCAAATTCAGCAGGTATTGAAATTGACAATGCAGGTTCCATAGCCGCAACACTTGGATATTCAACAGCAGGTGGTTGGAGTTTTGAAGATAAAAAGATCACTACACAAGGTATTATATCTGCAAGTGGTTTTGCACATCATGGTGGCGGACTGGCAACCTATGAAGGACAGATTACAGATTTATCAAATCATAATACAGGTTCATTA